AAGTTTTTTGTTATGTTGAGTATGTTATGTGTGTTAGTGTGTGTTGGTGTTGTATGTGGGTGATGATGGGTGATGTGGTGGTAGGAGGTGTGTGTATTGGTGTGGTGATGGTAGTGTGTTGATGGGGGGGTATGGTGTTGGAAGTTGGTGATATAGGTGTAGAGGGACCCCCTTGACGGATTGTTTTCCACCTTAATCGCACTAGTTACTTGTTACTAGTTAACTACTTGTTGTTGGTTAACTAACAACCCCTTAAAAGGGTTGTTAGTTTAATCCTCCTAACTAACCCCCCTATAATCCCCCCTTCCTTCCCTCCTTTTTGCTGTCATAACATGTTATTTTCTATACGTCAGGATTGTTACATCCGGGGTGTTCCTCCAAAAACTACCTCGTTAGGGTTTACAATCAGTCTCAACCGCAAGGTGTAATGCGGGAGTCTTTACTGACAAGCAGACCCCGGTGCTTGAAGCCTCCTGCATTGGGGTCTGTGCTATTCAGGAGGTATATTTTGTTATTGCCCGAAGATCGAAAAGCCCTTTTAGAAACGATCGGCGTGACTACGTGGTCTGAACAGGACGAGATCCTTGACCATCCAGCAAGAATCAAGCTTGTTGCGGGCGGGGAGCGTGCGGGAAAGAGCTTTATGGGAGCGCTTTCCATCATTACCCACCTTGATGAATTTGAGGATGGGGATATTGTGTGGCTTGTAGCTGCTGACTATGAGCGTAACCGGGCAGAGTGGAACTACTTAACCGATATGCTCGGAAAGCTAGGGTTCCTGTACAAGCAGACCAAACGTATAGACCCCGGAGAGATGGAAGCCATCTGCGGGACAGCTAATAACCCCGGACTATTTAAGATAAAGACAAAATCCGCCAACGATTACCGGAGCCTTGCAATGGAAGCCCCTAGAATGGTGGTTACTTGTGAAGCATCCCAGATTGACTATGACAGTTTCCTGCGTTTACGTGGGCGTATCGCAGAAAAGCGCGGGTATCTATTCTTAGAGGGTACTTTCGAAATGTCCCTAGGCTGGTATCCGTCCCAGTGGGAGGCGTGGAAGTTCTATAACCCCGATGACGACGCTATTTCTTTTTCACTGCCGTCTTGGACAAACAGGGTTGTCTATCCTGATGGCAGACAGGACGATGAAATCCTGTCCCTTGAAAGGTTACACTCCGAAAACTGGTTCAACGAGCGAATTGCGGGCAAGCCAGCACCTCCAAAGGGTCTTGTCCACGATATGTTTGACATTGCCCACCACGTTTCTGACGATGTTACCTACATTCCCGGCGAACCAATACATTTATGGATTGATCCGGGGTACTCTCAGGTTACAAAGTCCGCTTATGCTGTTGAGGCAGTACAGATAATTGACGGTCAGATACGGGTAATAGACGAAATCTACGAAAGACTTAAGGTTACTGAGGATATTATTGACATATGCCAGAACAGACCTTGGTGGCAGGATGTTTCCCACGGTGTTATCGACATAGCTGCCCATAATTTTGGTGAATCCAGACCAGTAGATACGTGGTTGCAGCAAGCCGGACTGTATATGCAGTCCCAGAGCGTTGGGATAATGGATGGTGTTGAAAGATTTAATACATACCTCAAGGAAAACCCTGTCACTCACCAGCCAAACTTAGTCTTTAACCCTAAATGCAAGGGTATTTTGTCTGAACTAGGTGGCTGCGCCAACCCGTTTGATGAACAAATGCACGTATATACTTGGCGGACAGACCGTGAAGGTAACGTTGTGGGAAAAACTCCGAGGGACGCTTTCAATCACGGGATAAAAGCGATAACCTACGGACTTGTTGTGAATTTTGGCTATGCCAGAACCACGGGTCAGGGGAAAATAATCGCAGTAAACAGGTGGTAATGTGGCAAAGATAGACGATCTGGCAACAACCCTAGAAGAAGTTTGGGAATCCCCCGGATTTATCACCAGACGCGCCAGAATGGAAAATGATTATGGCTTATATCGGCTAAATAACTATGAAGCTGGAGCCGGATACCAGAGCTATACGTCAAATGCCCCCAGAATCCTAGCCGATAAGATTATCTCCTACCTAACTAGTGCCAGTATGTCCATTCGGGTAAACATGAGCGCTGCTGTTGCCGACCGAACCCCCGGAGCCAAGAAAGAAAAACTTGCAATAGGTTCACTGAACCTAGCTGATGAACGGATGCAGCGGATAGGACAGCCAACTGTTCGCGAACAACTTGCTTTTCATGCTGTACTTAGAGGTTGGTATGCAGGGCGGGCGCTTTTAAACAAGCGACAGGACGGAAGTACTTATGTAGACATTACGCCTTTCGATCCACTTCACTGTATTTACGAAATGGATGACGATGGGGTTGTATGGCTAGCTCACAAAACGCGAAGATCTGCCCTTTCAGTTAAATCCCAGTTCAGGATAGACGTTGAGCCAGCGGTAGAAAAAGATGGGGAGCTTGCAGGGGTAGATGTATGGGATTACTACTCACGGGAAGAACACGGGATAATAGTTGCTAAAGACAAAGATGGTTACGAATGGGGTAAAAGGCTAACCAAGCACAACATCAGAGATATTAATAACACTCCATTTGCCCCCGTTTTCCTTGGAGCTGTGGGTCCAGCTCCTTGGATTCAGGGCGAGACTTCAAGTGATGACACCGCAAAAGACTTTGGCGAGTCTATCTTTTCATCTAACCGCCAGATCTATGAAGACCTGAACTTCGCAATGAGTGCCTACAAGACACTTGTTAGGCGAGCGGTCAGGCGACCGTACAAGATTATTTCTCCTGATGGAACAACAACTCTTGAATCTGACCCTTGGCAGGACGGATCGGAAGTCCCACTCCCTGCTGGAACAGAAATCCAGCTTCTCGACGAAGTAACGATGCCGATTGACACCCCTGCATTTGTAGGTCAAATATCCGGCGAGCTTCAGCGTGGTGGTTTATCTAACGTAAGTTATGGCGAACTTCCTTTTGCGATCTCAGGATTTGCAGCGAAGGTTCTTCAGGAAGGATCTGCTCACCAGATAGCACCAAGAGTTCAGGCTATGTCTTCCTGCTACAAGCAGATAACTGAACTTATTTCAATGCAGTACCAGCTTGGTGGATTCAAGGCGATGGATGTAACGGGTCGTCACAATGACGTATCAAGCTACTTCCACGAAGAAATTAACCCTGCAGACGTTGAAGGCGCTGGAGCCATCGAAGTTAAGTTCGGTGTAAGGATGCCACAGGACGAACCACAGTTAATAACAATGGCACAGATGATGCGAGAGGGAGAGCGACCACTTGCACCTGACGAATGGATATGGGAAAACGTCCTGCAGATTTCGGATGTTGACCAGTTCAAGAACGCAATCAGCGCACAACAGGCTCACGTAACAGAGCCGAAAGCTTTGTTGATAACCCTTATAGAAGGCTTGATGCAAACAGGGGAACAGGAAAAAGCCCTTATCTATATTGACCTTCTAAGGAAGACGCTTAAGCAGGAACAGCAGCAGGAACAATCTCAGGATATGCAGTTCCAGCAGATGCAAGCGCAAGTACAGGCGATGATGATGGGAGGCGGAGTTCCGCCCCCTGAAGCCGGAGGACAAGGTGGTGGGCAAGGTAGCCCGCCGGGAATATCTAATGATATTCTTTCTTCACAAATGCAGGGATTCACCAGAGCTGGTGATCCTGCTCAAGCACCTCCGGGTACTCCCGGCGGACCGGGGACATATAACGGCGCATAACCATGCTTTACAGAATTTATTACACAAGTGACGAAGGCGACTCTGGCTACGAACAGGTAGAAGCTTCAAGTGCAGCAGATGCTCGAAGGCAGGTTCAAAACCGACTGTCTGGGATAATGGGGCTAGAACTTGGAACCATTCAACAAATAGGCAAGAAGGACGATAAGAAAGACGATAAAAAGGACGATAAGAAGGAAGAAAAAAAGAAAGTCGTCAAAGAAAAGCCTAAAGCTAAAGATCAAACGGGACCAACGCCTGACCTTGATACTCTGTTGGCAGAGCGGGAAGCAGAGATTGAGGCATTAAAGAAACAGAGAATAGCGGATGATGAACGGCGTGAACAGCAGATACTAAATCTACAAAATATGTACCAAGATCTAGAGAAGAAAGGGGAAGGAACCCCAAATTTATACGATCCGGCGGGTTTGGGTGAGGTAAGTGGTAGCTACGGTGATCGGTTCCGAAGGCAAAGCCTAGAAAGGCAATCTCCCCTTGCTGGATTCTTAGAAGGTATTTCACAGGCATATGGCGGGCAAGATATACCCGGAGGGTATGCAGGACGGAATTATTTAGAAAGCTTAGCTGAGCCAGCAGAAGCCGCCTATGGAATAATGAACGCGCTTGATAGACCCTATGCGGGAACTACGGGGGATCTGGACTTTGGGGAGTTTGCTCAAAACCTCTTTGCCACAGGCGCAAACCCTAGAGAAGCACTTAGTGGGATTTTGAGTGGAGGGATAGAAGATCTAGCTAATGTTTCAGGAGCGGGTCTTGAAGGAATGAGGTCTATTAATCCCGGTAAAGCGCAGAGAGTTGGCGCATTAATAAACCCTGATGTAGTTAGTCCGGGGGCGACAGGGTATCAGGACATAAACGACTTAATAAACTTTGCTTATCAAGCACAAAGACAAAAGTACTCTCCCTTAGCACTTCAGCAAATCCAAAGAGGTCAGGGAGGGCAAGACCGCCTTTGGGCTGACTATGTACGGCAGATGCAGCCGGAAGGTGGTGGGATGCCTACGGAAACAGCTAACTTTGCAAAATTCATACAATCCCGATTTGGACTCTAGGAGAAATAAGTGGCAATTAATCCT